AAGGTTTGGTTTAAAAAACAAGATAATAAAAACAATACCTTTGTTCGTGGGTGGAATGTAACCAGAGTTCAGAATAGTGCAATAATTCCAGAGAACAGAATTCAGATTATTGCTGGTAAAGGCATTATTGATAGGTCTGCAGTATGTGGAGTTTATGTCAGTAATGATAAAAAGTTCTATACTTATACACCATTATTCTATTCTAGAGATGGATTCTGCGAATCTACTTACTTAGAAGATGAATTAGGTAAGTTTATACTGGGTAGTGTTATTCTAAGTGATGATAGTTATTACTTACAGCAGCAATTTTTATGTGTTTCTCCTGCAAATGATGCTGCATATCAGGTGAATAATGTGTTCTGGACGTATTTTAATCGCCCTGCAGAGAAAAATGAGCTTGACAGTTGGATTTCTAAGCTTTCTTCATCTGATTTTCTTACCATTCAGAAAGAAATTGTTGATACTGAGAGATTAAAATTAGGAACTCGTACTGTCCAAGCAGTAAAAGACTCTGAATGCGATAACAATGTTACTCCAGACTACTCAAAAGTCTACTATCCGCACAGTGAATTTAAGACTTTTAATGAATATATTGCACCAATTCAAAATGATACTAACTTTGATCCATGTGTTGATGTAAAAACACCTAAAACTTACAGTAAAGAAGAACTTGAGGGTATCATTACATCAAATTTACAGAATAGTTTTAATTTTGCAAACATCAATTTACCTGAGGAAATGTACAAACAAGTCATTTCCAATGAAAATTCGCTGCAAAACACTCTATTGAGAGCTATTGAAACTATTGGTGGATCTGTACCAAAGAAAACAACTATTCCAAATCTACCTTCACTGATTGAAGGTGAAGATAAATCTAGTCAAGTATTTAAAACTGAAGCTGCATATCGTATTCCACCTAGATTTAAATCTTTAGAATACGTTATTGAAGACTTTAGTTTTGTTGATGATTCTGCATTATTCCCAGATTCTGATGCCAATAACATAGAAATTCAGATCAAATCTATTCCTCGCTGGACGGGCAGCATATCTCCATCAAGTGGAACTGGTTGGCAAGCTAATGTTAATGTTGATGGTGAAGGATTTATTACTACAGTAACTATTTCTGCAGTTGCTTTCCCAGCTCCACCAATTGGAGGTAGTACTACTGCATGGGCAGCAGGACCAGTACCAACTACCTTCTGGCATGGTAATGATACAAACTACCAAGTTACCTTTGATAAAATTTTAAATTTTAGAGTAAATGAAGTCAGCAAAAATCTTTCAAGTGCAGTCAAGAACAAGGGTAACCCATATATGGATGAACCTCCATATGCAAAGCTTACTCAAGAACTAAAAACATCAGATACTACTATTACTGTAAATAGCACTCATGATTTTATTTCTGCTGGGTATTTGATTATTCCAAAATTCATTGTGAAGAAAGATGTGAACCCAGAAACAAGAAATGAGACACTATATCATTATTACCTTGGAGAAGAGATTATCTATTATAGAGATAAAACTGAAACTCAATTTTTGCAATGCACAAGAGAAATGTTTGATACCATATCATCATTTGAAAAAACTGCAAACTCAGGCGATATTCAATCTGAGGTAACCTATATAATTAAGACTCTTGGATCTGTTAACTGGAAAGATTATGGTGCTCCAGATGGATATGGTGTAGGAACTATCTTCACTGCAACATCCGATGGATCTGGAACTACTGAAAGTGGAGAAGTTTTGTTATTTGAAAGTACTTTAACTCCATTCTCAGGTAGTAACTATGCAATTCATAGTTATCAGAAGAATAATTACTTGTCTCAATTTTGGCCAATTTCAATTCAAAATAAAGCCGTATGACAAGACCAATAGCAGCATTAGGAAATCCAGATTCGATTTCATTTAGACCATGCTGTGTCTATCCACCAAATATTGTGACTCCTATTGTGTCTACCGTATTTGCCAATGGAAGACCCCGAGCCAAGGCAGGGGACGTTCTAACCCCTGCACCAGGCTTTCCAGTGTGTCCTGACACAAGCTGTGCCCCTCTTGCAAGGACCATCATTGCACCAAGCAAAGTCTTTGTTAACGGAAGGCCATCTGGGCACGTAGGGGACTTGACAAATACCGTTTCACCCCGTATAATATTACCTGTTCCCACCAACGTATTCGTGAACTAACATGGCAAAAGCACCTAGTTTTAACAAGTCTGGATACACACCCGGCAATCCCAAAATGACCCGTCAAGGTCGTTCAAAAAACACTCGACTCTCTGCTACAAGTCGTAATGGTCGGAAAAAAGCTTATCGAGGTCAAGGTCGTTGATTATATCGGATGACATAATCTGGAGAACATGTCATCCCGAAGATCTTTGGGTCTTCGATAAATTAATACTTAGTCGGGTTTTAGGTTATATTTGTGGTCCTACTGGACTACAAGTTCCTAAGCCCGATTTTTATTGTGTGCGTCCCATTTCAAATTTCATGGGAATGGGCAGATATGCAAGAATAGAATGGATAGACAACTCAACTGAACATTTTCACCCTGGAGAATTTTGGTGTGAAGTATTTACAGGTGAGCATTTGAGCGTTGATTTTTATAAAACTCAACCAAAGTTAATTATTTTGGGGGAAAGATCTTCTGATAATCCTCTGTATAAATGGGATCGGTGGACCAAAGTAAATAGAACCGTTGACTTCCCCAGTGTTTTGGGTAAATTAAAGGGTAATTATGAGTGGATAAACTGTGAATTCATAGGAGACAAGCTCATAGAGGTTCATTTTAGGCAAAATCCCGATTTTTCTTACGGTAATACTGTAGCTATACCTGTATGGGATGATGAGCTTCTAAAAAGTAAGTCTGAATTTGAATTTGTAAGTGATCCAGACTATTATAGAAAAGGATTTTATATACAATAAATATCATCGAAGGGATAGAAACCCCTTTAAAAGTTCTGTTAGACCCATTTTTGGAGAAAACAGATGGCAATGCATCCAAATCCCGATAGGGACACCACATATATGAAAACTATGTGGGGAACAACTAGATTAGTTACTGACTATGTTCCTCAAAAAACTCAAAAATTAAAAAAATATAGTATTGATTACTGTGAATACTTTGAAGATGTATCTAAATAGTTTATAACTACTAGTTTTTTACCTTAATGTCCACCGTTTCTCAAGAATTAGGCAAAATTTCTAGGTCTTTTAAAGACATTAGCTTAAATTTTGGTTTAAATCCAGTCACCAAGGACATTGTGGTGTTAAAAAATGAGGAAGCTATTAAGCAATCAGTTAAAAATTTAGTTTTAACTAAATTAGGTGAAAGATTATTCAATCCATTAATTGGAACGGATACAACTAGTTACTTATTTGAACTAAATTCGACATTTTCTGCAACCTCATTAATTGAAGAAATTGAGACTGTACTTATTACATATGAGCCTAGAATTACACTAGAGAATATTACAGTTAATAATGATGATGATTCTAACGAATTTGATGTAACTATAGAATATTTCATAGTTGGATTACCTCCAGTTGTGCAAACCGTAGATTTTATCCTCGTAAGAGAAAGCTAATAAATGGAACTACCTACTATCTCTGCATTAGAATTCGATCAAATCAGAGAATCCATTAAAAATTTCATCAAAACTAAAACTGACTTCAAAGACTATGACTTTGAAGGGTCCAATTTATCCATGTTGGTGGATGTATTGGCATATAACAGCATGTATTCGTCATATAATATTAATATGGCAGCAAATGAATTAAATTTGGATACTGCTGTTCTTCGTGATAATGTAGTTTCACATGCAAAAAAACTTGGATATACTCCAAATTCATATGTATCCGCAAAAATTAGCTATAATATTACTGTAAACAATGTTTCTCAATATCAATCTGTAAATTTAACCCCAGGACCTATTTTCTCAGTAACTCAAAATAATAAAAATTACACATTTATTCTTAGAAATGAAATTACTAAGGATACTCAAGGCAATAATAGTGTAACATTTGAAAATGTAGAGGTTCAGGAAGGAGCTGAGTTTTCAATTAGGTATACTGTAGATGAATCTAATGAAAATCAGAGATTTTTTGTTCCAAATAATTATGTTGATGCAGAATCTATCAAAGTTTATGTAATTTCAGATCCTGCAACAAATTTAGAAGTAGAGTACCAGAAAAAACTTAGTATTGTTGGAGTTGGCGCTGCAGATAGAATCTTTTTTGTAGAAGAAGTTCAAGATCAAAAATATGAGATAGTATTTGGGGACGACGTAATTGGTAGAAAGCTCCAAAATGGAGAGATTGTAGTCGTAAATTATATCGTATCTAGTGGTTCGCAATCAAACAATATTTCTACATCAGAATTAAAATTTATTGGATCTACCATCGGTTATAATCTTGGAGTTGGTACTCCAATTGGCACAGTAAATGTAGTTCCAACTGCACTAGCAACTAAAACAGATGGTGGATCTGAATTTGAGCCAATTAGATCTATCAAGTATAGGGCACCACGTTATTATGCTGCACAACAAAGAGCTGTAGTGGTCAGTGACTATGAAAGTATTTTACAAAATATCTATCCTAATGCAGATTTAGTCCGAGTTGTGGGCGGAGAAACCAAATCACCACCAGAATATGGTAAAGTTTTCATTTCTATTAAGCCTAAAGTGGGCTCATCTATCTCAACCATAGAAAAGAAGAGAATTAAAGACGAAATTCAACCATATACAGTGGGTTCTATCACTCCAATTATAGAAGATGCTATAGCATTTTATATTGAACTTTATATTAAAATTATTTTTGATGAAGCAAAATCTAGAAGGACTACATCTACTTTAATTAGTGCTGCTAGGCAAATTATTACAGAATATAATTTAGATGATGAATTTAAAAATTTTAATGGTGTATTTTCATCATCTAAATTAATTTGTTTATTGCGAGATATTGATCCAAATATTAAATTTGTCATTCTAAAAGCATTATTTAAAAGATCAGTTACACTAGTTGAGAATATATTCTATAAGTATAAATTAAAATATTACACAAAATTAAAATATAACATCCAAACAAAATATACTTTAATCAGTGATCCATTCTGCCTAAAAGGTTTCAATGAACCAGTATTTTTAGGTGCGTTTGGAAATGATTTTTCTGGGTGTGATCAAGATAACAATATTTACTTATTAACTACTAGGGAAAGAGTTATTGGTATAGTAGGAACAATTAATTATGAGACTGGAGAAGTAGAATTTTCTATTACTTCCTGCCAAGATACTCCAATAAATATTTACGTTATTCCTGAAAATGCTGATATCACCACTGGTGCTGATACATATCCAACTACAGAATTAATTGATATTGAATTTATTGGTACTAATAATACTACACCAGATGATTTTGATACCACTCAACCACTACCAATTCCATCCGTATTGAATCCAAGTCCGTATCCATCTGGCGATCCGTTTGGCACAGATCCTGTAACAAATGTTCCCGGAACAACTGTAACAAACCCAGATGGAAGTGTCACCACCGTAGCTGATGATGGAACTGCAACTACTACAAATCCAGATGGAAGTGTTACGGTAGATCAGCCAACTGACTTTATTGATGAATGCCAAAAAATATATAATAAAATTGAAGCCCAAGGATTTACAGATAATGAAAGTGAACAACGACTTATTCAGCTCGGTTGTCCACCACCAGATCAAAATATTGAAGACTTTACTCCAGTTATTCCAGATACCTGCTCATGAACAGTTTAAAGGAAAAGATTGTAGATATTTCTACATTAATTGAACGTCAGCTCCCATCCTTTGTAGCAGAAAGTAATCCAAAATTTGTATCTTTTCTAAGTTCATATTACGAATCGCAAGAATCTAGATATGGGTACCTGGATGTTGTAAAGAATTTTATTGAATATTATAATATTGGATATTACCATCCAAATAGGTTAATAGAATCTACATTATTATCCACATCCATAAATGCATCCAGCACTACAATTTCTGTAGATAGCACTATAGGATTTCCAGAAAAAAATGGATATGTGTCAATTGATGATGAAATTATATTCTACAGAACAAAAACTCAGACTCAGTTTGTAGACTGCGTTAGGGGAACTAGTGCATTTGTATTAGAAAATAGTCCATTTAATCAAATTTCATATAATACTGGTTCTGCGGCAGAACAGCATACTTCTCGCACAAAAGTTATTAATCTTGGGTACTCCTTTGTCATGGAGTTTCTCAGAAGAATTAGATCAGAAATATCGCCAACATTACCAGAAGTATTAACTGAAGAACTTAATATATCTTCATTTTTAAAGAATATTAAATCCTTTTACTTATCGAAGGGAAGTGAGCAATCTCATCAATTATTTTTCCGAATTTTATTTAATGATAAAAAGTTAAAATTAAAACTAGTTCCTGGTGGAAAGGATGCAAAAATTGAAATTTTAAATTATGGTGGAGATATTAGTGCATTTCAATTAGTTTCTGGGGGATTAAATTATTACTATGAAGTAGATAACTTATCAAATTTAGTATCTCCCCCAATAATTGATATTCTTGGTTCTGGGACTGGATCACCTAATCAACTTAATCAAGTTCCAACCAGTGCTCAAATGGTTGTCACTGGAATGAATTCATCTGGAACCATTACTTCAGTTCAAGTTGTTAATGCCGGACAAAATTATATTGGTCCAATTACTGCAAGAGTTAGAGATAGATCTTTTACACAGGGACAAAAAATAATTAATCAAAATGCAAATGGTGTTACAACTGGATCCGCCAGAGTAGATAGTTGGGATCCTAGAGCAGATGAATTATTATTGACTGAAATTATTGGTTATTTTAGAATCGGAGATAGAATTATTGGAGAAGGCGGGGAAAACCCAAGATCTTTTATTGCAAAAGCATATCCAATCACAGACATTAATAAAGAAGGAAATCCATCTATTGAGACTATTTCACAAGATCCTACAGTAGAGTATCCCAAAAATTATTTAATTAAACCTTCTGCTGCGACTTATTATGAGAAGAAAGTAATTAGGTGTGAGTTACTGCAGGATTATAGTCCAATCAAAAATCTTGATAATGTTGATTTTATTGAATTAGTTCAATCAAGAGATATCACAAATAAGATTCCAGGAACTTCATTAGATATTTCTGAAATTACAAGAGTAAAAGATAATGTGTATGAATTTGAAATTGATACTAAATTAAATTATAAAAAACTATACTTACCTTCTTCAACTACTACCACTCAGTCAACTATTGTAACTAGTTCATCAAGTTCTACAATTACAGTAAATAGTACATTTAATTTCCCACAAAAGAAAGGAAGATTATTTGTAAATAATAAAATTATTCGTTATGAAAGCAGGACATCCACTCAATTTATAAATTGTACTTTAACGACTCCTGGCTCATTAACAGTATCTGCAAATACTAATATATTTCTATATGGTAGAGAATGTTTGACTGCCGGAGAAGTAAGTTATTTCATCAAAGGATATGTGAATGGAGATAGAAATACAACTCCTATTATCTTTAGATTACATGCGTTGCCATCTCAGCCCATTATTGCGGATGGCGGATCACTATATCATACTAATGTCTTTGAATTGAATCCAGAAACAACCTACAAACTAAACAAAACTGTATTAACTGCAAATAAGTACAATTATGGTGAGATTAATTCAGTAATTATTGAAAATAAAGGAATTAATTATAAAGTAAATGACAAATTAGTAATAAACAATGATGGAAACTTAGGAAGTGGCTTTAATGCACAAATTGCTAGTGTCGAAGGAAAAGCTATTTCATCATATCAATTATCAACTATCAATGAAAGAGCTGTTATCACATTTACGACTAGTGCTCCACATGGATTAGCGACTAAAGATAAAGTAAAATTTAATAATTTTTTAGATACTCAAACTGTGTACAGCATAGTTTCATCTACACAATTTTCTATTGAAAATGTATCAAATCTTAGTGCTATAACTATAGCTGGATTGACTTATATTACAAATTCAAGAACAGCAAGTGGATCAATAGATAAAATTATAATCACAAACAAAGGAAAAAATTATTCTAGTTTACCCGAAGTGACTGGAATTTTGACTCAAAATGGATATGGTGCATTAATACAATTAAATTCAGATAATATTGGAAAGATTAGTAAATTTGAATATTCATCAATTGGAAATGAGTTAATTGGCAACAAACTTACACAATATCCAGTTGTAATGCCAACAACTGCAAAGATAACTAATAATTTTCAAATTGCTAGTATTTTAGTTAAAAGTGGAGGATTAAATTACAATTCAATTACGGATGTAGTAAAAGTTAATGGAGTAGTAGATCCTAATTGTCAATTTAAGGTAATTACTTCATCTGGTATTGTTACAGAAGTTCAAGTTATTAAAGGGGGATTCAATTTTAGTTCTATTCCAACAATAACCATTGATAGTGCTTTTGGAGTTGGTGCTGTTCTAGAAGCAAAAATTAAAAGAAAAATCTTAGAAGAAAATGATATATTATCATTCGTGTCCAATGGTTCTAGTGTTACATGTAGAGTAATTCATTTTGATGTCCCATCATCTACTGTAGAGTATTATCCAGTTTCTGGAACTATTTCTGAAAATGATATTGTATACACTAAAGATGAAAATGTTTATGGAAATATTATAAGCATTAAAACCGCAAGTGCATACTGCACACCATCTCCATACACATCATATTCATACAAATTTTTAGATAATTTTGGTTTTGTCAGTGATTCAACTCAAAGAATTATTGATAGTAATTACTACCAAGATTGGGCATATACCTTAGTATCTCAAAGAAATACTTCTGAATGGAAGAGTCAAGTAATTCAAAATACACACCCAGCAGGATATAAAGTCTTTGGTAAGTATAGAGTAGAGAATACTACAAAATTATCTGAAAGGCAAGAAGATTCATTTAACAGCTCAGTTTTATTTAAGGCAACATTATCAAACGTTGCAAATTTAAACTTAAAATTATCCAACTGCACTACACAAACAGTTTATGTTGATAATTATAGTGCATTCTCTGTTGGAGATTTTGTGTTTGGCAATTTTTCTGGTACAGTAGGATTAATAACATTAATCAAAGATAATTATATAGAAATTCAAGTCTTAAACAATAAATCATTATTGTTAAGTGAGTATCTCTTTACAATTTCAAGAGATTTTGCATGTCTTGGTATAGATGATACAAATTCATACTTTATCTTTTACTCTGGTATACTACAAACTCCAAGAATTTCATATTACATATCTGATTCCAATTTTATTCCATCATTCAACTTAAATTCTTCGGATGAAATCATTTCGCATGAGCTAGACACTCCATTCACAATAATAGATTATGTTGTTGACAATAATAAATTAATTTTGACTAAAGATGATTTAAATTTTGTGCCAAATTTATATGAAAATTTATTGATTTCTATTAATGGAGTTGTCCAAGCACCTACCTACACATTAAGTGGAAATATTGTTACATTATCGCAAACAATACAAAGCTCAGATTCCATTTTTATTTTATATCATGAACAGCTAAAGGCATTAACTTTCTCTGGATCTGGAACAACATATTCGATAAACTATTCACCAAGTTCAAGTTGTAATGTATTACTATTTACAAATTCAGTGTATCAATCTCAGCTGTTAACTGATTTTTCTGTGATTGGCAATCAAGTTGTGCTATCGGAATCAATCAATGTCTCTGATATATTTGGCTGGTATATTGATGAAACCATTTCATGCTATATCATTGATCCAGCTACAGTAAATGCTAATAAAATTTTACAACTTGATAATTGCATAATCAAAAAAGTAACTCAATATATTGAATCAAATTCAGTAAAAACTCAAGATTCTGTTCATAAGATAACCAAGACTCTGTTAAATGGTACTGTGTATTCTGGCACAGATACTACTACAGTATATGGATTAGACACCAAATTTAAATATACTAGCCCAGAATATTCAACTAGCTATGTTGAAGTTTTAAATAAAATTACTTTTGACGGCTCTTCAAAAACATTTAATTTAACCTATGCAGATGGGCTACCATATACTCCAGTAAATGGGGAAAATAGTTTATTAGTAAATATCAATAATCAAGTATTAGATCACGATCAATATACTTTAACTGGATCCTCAATCACATTTGTTCAAACTTACAATTCAACAGATTCCTGCACAGTTATAGATTTTAACAGTAAGTACTTAGCAAATACAACAAACTTCAAGTCTGCAATATTAGATAGATTAAATGTTGCACAAAATGGATCTAGACAAATCTTTAATTTGTCTGATAGGGGAGTTCCTCAGTACATTGCAAATATTGGAGATGTATTTGTAATCAAAAATGGAATTTTGTCCAAACTGACTAATCAATCACATACAATTAGTAACAATAAAATTACATTTACAACTGCACCAAGTCTATCTGATGTCGTTAAACTTGCATACTTTAATAGGCAACTAGAGCCAGAGAAAACCAAAAATGTATTATTAGATCCGTTTAGATGTTTAGATGGAACTCAAGATACTTTCCCATTATCTATAAATGGAATTTTATTTACTCCAATATCTGCACAACATTTAGTTGTAATTTTATCTGGAGTACATCAAAAACCTGGAATTGACTTTACTATAACTGGTAGTAGTATTCAATTCGCAAATCCATTACTTGCCGAGGACCAAGTTTCTGTATATTATTCATATGACGGATTAAATCAAAACTTTGCGATTGATTCTTTCCGAATGTACAATGGCATAGAAACTCGTTTTGGATTAACCTCAAATTATGTTAGCAGCAGCGTATATAGTTCAAGCCACCTACAAGTAATCAAAAATGGGATGTATCAATATCCAGAAGTAGATTATACAATTGAAGGTCTTGTTGATGCAAGAAATATTAAATTTACTATTCCTCCCACATCAACTGATACTATTGATATAGTAAATTATAGTGCTCAAAATTTAGTAAATATTACAAATAGATTTACTCAACTAGATCCATCCTCTCTACAATATACTTCCCAGTCTCCGACAATTGATACGACTGTATTTTTAGTTTATGTAAATGGTATTTTACAAGTAGGCAATTCATGGAGTTTTAATTCCAGTACCAATATATTGAGTTTTGCAAATTTTGTTAGTCTAACACTAGACGAAGTTTGCATTATAGCGTTCACAAATCCAAAGCGTGTAATTGACCCAATCACATTTGCATCAGGAACAAATACATATAATTTAACCATAAGTGGTAGTACAATAACTACTGACCTACCGGCAACTAAATCTGATTTAATACTCAGCCTTAATGGAACTGAAGCAATAAGTCCCTCACTGTACAGTATTTCTGGATCAACTATAACATTATTAGACCCATCGTTAATTTCTGGAGATATAATTTATATTTACCAAATTGGATCATCCACTTATCAAACTCAAATTGTTGATAATTTGAATGATGATTACAGTAAATCCACTTATAAATTACAAGTAAATTACAAGAGTTTTAATCCACCATCCGCATCCGATATATTTGTATTGAGAAATGGAGTGGTTCAAAATCCAATAGAAGATTTTACGATTACAAATGGAAGTATAACATTTACAACAAATATTACTGCAGCCGATAATATCTATCTAGATTATCGTCATGGCTCCAGTAAAATTAATATTTCCAATGTAACTGGAGTTTCGGTAACATTATCTACTACAATATTGCCATCTCAATATAAAGATTTAATATTGTATATAAACGGAGCACCACAATTTTATGAAAATAATTTTACCATTTCTGGAAACGTAGTAACATTGTCATCTTCAGTCACTATTGATTCAATTTTTGCAATTTTATATGCCCCAATCACTTACATAGATTCACTTGTCAATTGTCCAGATGGGGTTAAAACTAAGTTTAGACTGTTATATAATAATCAAAATTTAATCCAATCAGATATCGTTGAAGATGCTGATGTTTTAGTATCAGTAAATGGTGTAATTCAATATCCTGGTGTACAATATACAATTACTCCTAATCGAGGACAAATTGAATTTTTGGTTGCCCCGCAAGAAACAGACGACATATTCATGATTAGAATGTATGGCAATAAGGTTATAAATTTAACTTCAGTATCTGGATCAAATACTGTATATGATTTAAGTCAACAAATAACATCGCCAGAACAAGAAAATTTAGTAATATTCTCTAACAATACCTGGAAATTTAATGAAATAAATGATTACACTTATACTACTACATCGAGAATAACTTTATCCTCCAACAATACATCTACATATGTATTTGGCATTAAATTTGCTGGAATTTTCCATTTACTAGACCAAATCCACAGACCATATAACGGAATTAACACTAAATTTAATCTATTCTTAAATCAAGAAAATTTTGTGCCTCCTGGCACAATTGAAAATGATTCCACTCCATCAGATTCTGGTATAGTTGTTATTAAAAATGGAAAAATTTTAGATCCTGGTGTAGATTATACGTTAGATGGAGATATAAAGAGTCAAATTACTTTTACCACTGCTCCGATTCAATCTGATATTATTTCTGTAAAATGTGTTGGATCTTTCATGAAATTACTTAGTATTACTTCTGGATTTGGTGGAAAAGTATATGATCTTAAAACTCAAACAAATTTTCCATATTATCCAAATGCCAATATTAGTCGTCCAAGACCACATGAAAATCAAATTATAGTTATCAAGGATGGAAATATTCAAAGTCCATTATATGATTATTATATCGACAACAATCAATTAGTCTTCAATTCCAATACAAGTGCAACCAAAATTGTGGTATTAGATTTTAAAGGATCTCCAGAAGATATGAAAATTGACAATGTGTATTACCAAGTTAATATTGGAGATAAAATCTTCGTTGATGGCGAAACCACATCAAGAACTGTCACTCAAATTTTATCACCTACTGTTCTGAAGACGGCATCATATTCTGGAACTTCACCCAGTGGATTTGATGCAACTAGTACATTAGCAAATGGAAAACTTTCTGGAATTACAATCGCCAATGGCGGAACTAAGTACCGTCATCCAGTTATATTGAGAACTATTGGAAGTGGCTATGGTGCTAAAGCAACCGCACCAGTAAATTATACATTAGGCGGTAAAATTGAATCCCCTGTAACTATTCAGTATCCTGGATACAATCAATATGCTGCTCAAAGAATAGTTCCCACTTCATATATTTTTGCAGAAACTCAAACACCATTGAGTACTTCAAATATCAGAATTGGAACTAAATTAGCATTAAATATAACTTCCACAACTGAAATTATTCCATTAAGTAATGCTCAAAATTTTGAAGAAAGTGATATATCAATTAACATTACGTCATCAACTGGATCTTCTGCAACATTTAGACCATTCATCAGCAATGGAAGAATTAGAAAAGTTGAGGTAATAACTCAAGGAATTGGATATGATGATAGAGATGTAGCACTTACTATTGTTGGTGGTGGTGGAAGTGGATGTGTACTCAAACCAGTATTGGATGCTATGGGCAGAGTGATATCTGTACAGGTTAAAAATTCTGGTGAAGGATATGATACATTCCGAGTAATTATATCCACAGATGTAATTGAGTACACTAACATTATATCAAATCAACTAGTTGGATGTACTCGTTTACTATCATCAACCACACATAATCAAGGAGATGTGGTATACTTTGATAAATTTATTTAATAAATAATCATACAAAGACTAACCATAAGGACATAAAAGAATGCCTTCATTAGTAACTGATAATTTTAGAATTTTTGCAGCTCAGCAATTTATTGAATCTCTAGAAGAGCCATATAGTTCTACGTTTAATCCTGCATCAGAGGATGCATTAAACTATCCAGCGGAAGCCAATGCTGCACAAAAATATAGAAGCAAAATATACTTGTTTATAGGAAGATCTTATAATTGGAATGATACAACAAGTGGAGCTATTGTAGAAAAATATGATGGCGTATCTACCGTTTCAGACTTTCTTCCACCAGATCCAGTAGACTGTCTGGATGAAATTGATGAAATTTATGATGATATGATTGCAATTAAACGAGTGACTAGATCAGATGTATCTGAGGTAATTCGTAAAAGAACTTGGCAATCAGGGGTTGTTTATGATATGTATAGACATGATTATGGCACGGTTACAAATGGCGTGACCAAAATCTCTGCAAATGGACAATCTAAATTATATGATACTAGTTTTTATGTGATGAATAGTAATTTTCAAGTCTATAAGTGCATTTACAATGGCCAAACTCCATCAACTGAAGCATATCCAAATGGAAAGCCTTCCACAGTAGAGCCAACCGGAACAAGCACTGATATTGTTACTTATGGGGATGGATATCGTTGGAAATACATGTATACTATTTCAATCAGTGATTATATCAAATTTGTATCAACTGACTTCATTCCTGTTAGAGTAGATACTGCAGTACAAACTGCGGCTGTAGATGGTTCTATAAATCAAGTATTAATTACAAATAGAGGTGCAAGTTTAACTCCAGGTACATATTACGTACCAGTAATTGGAAATGGGGGGCTTGGATTAAATTCCACAAAAGCAGTAGTAAAAATTATTGTACCATCAAGTGGAAGCTTTGCAAACAAAATTGAAACTGCTACCATGGAACAGTCTGGTAGTGGATATACTTTTGCATCTTTAGATTTAACATCTTCATATTCTAGTCTAAATGATGCATTAGCTAGAACTGGAGCTACTACAAGTTTAGGAACAACTGCATCTATTGAAATAATTATTTCTCCTACTGGTGGGCATGGGGCCAATCCAATTTATGAATTGGGTGCATATCGTATTATGATTAACAAAAATCTAGAATTTCTAGATGGTAGCGGTGATATTCCAGTCAATATGCAATTTAGAAGATTTGGTCTTATTGAAGATCCATCTTCAAATAGTGGCATAGACTATATTTCTCCAACTGCAGCAGTTTGCAAAACAATTAAATTTGCATCATCAACTACTGTAAACTATCAAAATGGCGAGATTATTACTCAAGCTAATACTGGTGCAAAAGGAAGAGTAATTCATTGGGATTCTATTAATAAAATCTTAAGATACTATCAAAATGAATATATTAGTGCCGAACAGACTGGAAATAACAAAGACAAATTAGTAGAATTTAGTGGTGCAAATGCTATCACTGGATCAATTAGTAGTGTAACTGCTACTCCAGATACAACCGATAACAGCACTGTAGCTGGCATCACATTTGTATCTGGATATTCTGCTGGAGAAATTAAAAAATATAGTGGTAAAATTTTATACGTGGAAAATAGAAAACCCGTATTCAGATCTAATGATCAGATTGAAGATGTAAAACTCGTCATCGAGTTCTAAAATAAATAATAAAAAACGAAGCAACCATTTGAAGGTTAAATAGATGCAAAATACAGATCTCAGTTTGCAGCCATATTTTGATGATTTCAATGAAAGTAAAAATTTTTATAGAGTGCTGTTTAAGCCTAACTATCCAGTTCAGGCAAGAGAACTAACTACTCTACAATCAATTTTACAACACCAAATTCAAAAATTTGGGCAGCATGTATTCAAAGAGGGGTCTGTAGTAATTCCTGGACAGACTGGATTTGACTTACAATATAATGCTGTACTTGTTCAGTCTACAATTAATGGAACAAGTTTTGAAACTATCAGGGGAAATTTAACTGATACTATAATTAGAGGAACTACTAGTAATGTCACTGCAAGGGTAATCAATAGTATTAGTGCTGCAGATTCTGAAAAATCTACAGCTACATTATATGTAAAGTATATTTCATCGGGAAATGTTGTAAACAATACTCAACTGACTAAATTCTCAAATGGAGAAACATTAGTTGATGAATTAAATAATCCAGTAGCTATTACAGCTACTCAAAATGCTTCTAGCTTTATTGGAAGTGCCGCATATATCACTGAGGGAGTGTATTTTTTACGAGGATTTTTTGTAACCGTACCATTACAAAGTATAATTTTAGATCAGTACTCCAATTTCCCATCATATAAGATTGGATTATCTATATCCGAAACTATTGTAACTGCAGATACAGATTCTTCATTATATGATAACGCAGTAGGCTCTTCAAACTTTACTGCTCCAGGTGCAGATAGATTACAAATTCAAGCAGCATTAGCAAAGCAAGATATTAATTTTTCATCAGATCCAACTTTTATTGAATTACTACGTCTAGAAGATGGTAAATTAGTAGAGCAGGCAGATGTATCCATTTATAATGAACTAGAAAAAAATCTTGCAAGAAGGACCTATGATGAGTCTGGAAATTATACTGTCAATCCTATTAATCTCAGAATTAAAGAAACTTATAACTCTGGTGAAAATAATGGAGTATATAATTTAAACGATGTCTTACCAGATGGCAGAAAAATTTTAAATAGAACTCCAATCACTCAAGATGGAAATGCTATTGATGGACGTAATTATTATACAGTGGAATTGGATCCACTAAAAGCATACGTAAAAGGTTTTGAAATTCAAAATACTAGTAAAAACTATTTGACAATAGAAAAACCTAGGAAATTTTTATCCACAAACAATCAAGGTGCTGTTGCATCGTTTGGAAATTATTTTACTTTACAAGCAAATACTATTAACGGTGGAGTTGCACCAGGATCTATATTAATATTAAATAAAACTACAAACAGTGTAGAAACTCAAATCGGTAAAGCACGAGTTTTATCTTTAACTGCCGAAGAAAGATTATTCGTTGCAGACCTAACATTATTTACAACTATAACAACAGCACAATCAACTCCAACTGTTGTGATTGGAGATTTTGTATTTTCTACTAATGGAAGTCAAGGAATTGTAGAGTCTATTAGTGGTAATACTATTGTATTGAGTCAAATTTCTGGACAATTCTTAAGTGGAGCTACTATTGCAAATAGTAGAGATTCAAATACATATACTATTTCTAGTGTAGAGAACAATAAAATTGAAAACGTTACTAATGTAAAAACAGCCTCTGGTTTCTCTGCTTCATTAGCATTAACTCAAGTTGCAATTTCTGGAAGTAGTTTTGTAATTAATAATAACATATTAACTGGAACTGGCACTTCATTTTTACAAGACTTAAAAGTTCCAATGAAACTTTTAGTTGGATCTTCAACAGTAACAGTATCTGCAGTGTCTTCAGATTCAAGTGTTACCGTGACTGGCACAGTTGCAAATGGAACTTATTATAATGTCAAAAAATTAGTTCCAAAGTTAAGCTCATTTGGAAATAACTTTTTTGTCAAATTTTCAAATGAATTTATTAAATCTTCCAGTGATATGTCTTACTATAAGACAATTACTGAAAATAAAGTTGTAACTTCTGGCACTGTAACTATTTCAACTACATCAGACTATACAATTTCAGCTTCTAACATTATTATAACTAATGCATCTGGGACTGTAGCATTTACACCAACAGTTGTTTCTGCTACTAATGTAAATTTAGCTGTAAGTACTTCATTGAATGGAACTTCTGTAAATGTCGTATATAAAGTACGAGTTAACAATCCAACAATAAAAATTAAGTCATCAAATAAATTTAATTTCTTATCTGTAGATAAAGTAAAAAATCTTACGAATTTAGTATATGGAACTAGAATTAGTGATAAAGATATTTCACTGAAGTTCTCGGATGTATATAGAGTTCATGCTATTCATGAAGCACTGTCTCCTACAGATACCAATCAATCAATGTTTGATTCTTTGGTAATTAATAATGCGTCTGATTTAACTGTTGGAGATATAATTAGATACGAAAATATTAAAGCTAAAATTATTTCAATTAGCGGAACAACTTTATACGTAGTTTACTTGAGTTCCGAAAAGTTTATTCAAGGAACTTCGTTAGCTTTAAGTGTTGATATTATTTCTAGTACTTTAATTACTGGCAGATATATCACCACATCAACTCATGGAAGATATAAAGATATTACAACTAACTATGCACTTGTAAAAAATGACAATGCAGAATTTTACAATATTTCAAAATTAGTTAGAATTGAAAATAGACCAACCCCAACAAATAAATTTATTGTAGTATTTGATTATTATAATCATGCAAATACTTCTAATGATTTTTATTCTACAAATTCATACAATGTATCTGAAGTAGATTATGCATTAATTCCAAATACATATGAGGGAACTCCATATACTGATATTGTAGATTTTAGATATGAAACCGTTCCATCTACTGGTACTGGTGGCACACTATCCACTCCATATCAAGAAACTAACTCAGCATTGAATTACTATTCACTAACTAGATCTATTTCAAATTTTGTCTTCCCAGGAGAAATTGTTAGTGCTGATTATGACTACTATCTTGGCAGAATTGATAAAATTTTCCTAGATGAAAATGGCAATTTAGTTGCAATCAAAGGATCTGAAACTAACACTCCACAAGTCCCAGAAAATATTCAAAATGCGTTATTGCTAGCAACTGTCAATATTCCACCATATATGAAGACAGTTTCTTCTGCTTCATTAAATATTGAGCAGTCTAGAAGATATACAATGAAAGATATTGGTTCAATTGATAAAAGACTTGAAACTGTAGAAACATTAACTTCTCTCAATCTTCTTGAAATTGGAACCAACAGTCTAAGTATTGTAGATGAAGATGGCAATAATAGGTTCAAAACAGGATTTATTGCAGATAATTTTAAAACTACTAATCTTGCAGACCTCAATAATATTCAATATACTGCATCTATTGATACAGATAATGCATTAGTAAGGCCATACCCATATGTAAACAATGTAAATTTAAATTATGATTCTGCAAACTCAACCACAACTAAAACTGGCTCTTTAGTTACTTTACCATATGATGAGGTTGCATATATTAGCCAAATTTATGCAAGTAGAGTAGAAAATTTACAGCCATTTGAGGTTATTGCATGGAATGGTGAATTAGTATTAAGTCCAAATAAAGATGTCTGGTTCGATACAATTAGAACTCAAAGAGAGACTCAACAGATAGATTTATCAGAACCAATTAGATTCCTATTTGACAATAGTGGTGCTTCAGGTGAACAATGGGGTGCATGGAATTCTACTGGGTCTGCTAGAACAGGTGGCGGCACTAATGTCTTCCAACAGAGAACTGGAGTTGATAATACATTCTCAACATTAACTCAAGAAATTCAAGTTGGGGATAGTATTAATAGTATTGGCACAGAAGAGTTTGTCAGATCCCGAATTGTTGATGTAGTTGCATCTAAGTTAAAGCCCAATACATTATTCCACTTCTTTGTTGATGATGCACTGAATGATTCAATGATATTCCCTAAAAATATCACTGGAATGACCAATAGGACTGGAACTTTTGTAATTGGTGAAACTGTAACTTTACGTCCAACATTAGCTAGCACTGTCCAAGGAGCTAATGTAATTACTGCAACAGTAATTGCTGATGATCTAGGTTCATATTCTTCAACTTCCACATATTTAAGTATTGACAATATTTTAACTATTGATGGAAGTAATATAAATCCAGTTATATTGGGTTCGACTTTTGTTATATCTGGAAATTCTTCAGGTGCAATTGGAACGCTTACTCTTACATCACCTAGAGTAAAAACAGATTCATTTGGAGTATTGAACGCCTTCTTGATTATTCCTCCACAAACATACCAGACTGGCACATCTGTGTTTAAGTTATGTGATGAAATTACTGGAACTTCAATTTATGGAATTTCTCAGTCAAATGCAGAAACAGTATATGATACTTTAGGTGCAAGAGTTAGCTTAACCAGCAATGTAGTTTCATTACAAACCCCACAAATCACGTCTACACCCATCAGAGGAACTAGAACAGTCTTCATTCCAGATCCACCACCACCACCACCTGCAGGGGGAGGAGACCCAGTAGCACAGTCATTCTTTGTAGATTCTACTGGCGGAGTGTTTATATCTTCAATTGATCTATACTTCCAAACCAAAGATCCTTCAGTACCAGTCTCTGTAGAAATTAGAACTATGGAGAATGGAACACTCACAAATACTGTAGTTCCATATGGAGTTGCTGTCGTAGATGCATCTAATGTAAATGTTTCTAATAATGCTTCTGTAGCAACCAGATTTACTTTCCCATCATTGGTATATTTAAATCAAGACACATATTATGCATTTATAGTTAGAAGTAATTCTAAGCAATATAAAATGTGGATATCTAGACTTACTGAAAATGATGTATTAACTTCATTTATTATTGATAAACAACCATACTCTGGTTCATTATTTAAATCTCAGAATATGTCAACTTGGTCACCAGATCAATTTGAAGATGTTAAATTTGTATTAAATAGAGCTAAATTTATTACAAATACTACATATAACTGCAAGTTAAATAACGATCCTGTTCCAGATGCAGTATTAAATCCAGATTCTCTATCATTCACAGATAACTCTGCAACTATTGAAGTATATCATCCAAATCATTGCATGAACAGTATACAAAATTATGTTAAACTATCTTCTGTTATGTCAGATGCTCCAGATACTAGTTTAAATACTGCAATCACTACCGCATCACAAACTGGAAATATTACTGTTGGCAATGCAAGTGCTACTACTTGGGGAACTATCAATAAACTTCCAGTATCTCCAACAAATCCTGGATTTGTATTAATCAATAATGAAATTATTAAATACACTGGTATTTCTGGAAATACACTTACTATCTCTGAAAGAGGAGTTTCTGGCAGTGTAGCAGCAACACATGCAATTGGTTCTAGTGTAAAATGCTATTCAATTAATGGAATTCCATTAACACAAATTAATAAAGTACATCAAATCACTCAAGTGGTTGATTTAGATAGATATAAAATTGCAGCAACCACTAATGCAAATTCCACTATTATTGCTGGGGGAAATTCTATAATTGCATCTAGAAATATTCAATATGAGGAATTATATCCAAATATTAATACTCTGGTGCTTCCTTCAACAGATTTATCATTTACATTTACAAGTGTTACTGGAAATAGCATTTATGCTGCACAATCCTCATTCTCTCAAATTAATGAAGAATCTGTAGAAAATAAGCAGTATTGCGAAATGACTACACCTAGATTGGTTGTTTCATCTGCAAATAATTCAATTTATTTCCCATCTAATCCATCATCACTAATATTTAATTTGAGAATGTCTACTGAAATTGATAACATCAGTCCTGTAGTAGATGTAATTGGGTCATCAGCAATTACTGTATGTAATAGAATTAGCAAAAAAATTCTTAATAATGTCGTAGATATTTCTGCAGAATTGACTCCAAATTCTGGTAAATATTCATCATATATTACTAAAAAAGTTACCTTACAAAATACTTCGACTGCAATTAAAGTTCTTTTAGATGGTATTAGAAAACAAGGTTTGAATGGAGACTATTCTGAGATTAAGGTATTTGTTAAAATAAATGGTGATGGAAACCTAGGCTCATTTGATGATATGAATTATATTGAATTGCCTCCAATTTCATATCCAACTTCAGTGAATTCATCTGACTACAGAGCATTTGAGTTTGAAGTAAAAAATTTACCGGAGTTTAAAGAATACTCAATTAAGGTATGTATGATTAGTGCAGATCAAACCAATGTTCCAAAAATTAGAAACTTCAGGGCAATTGCATTAGCAGTATGATGAAAAAGGTAATGGTTGATGGGCACCCAGGGTTATATCGAGATTCTGATAGTGGTGCCATCGTTAATAGTAATACATATGAGTATGAATCGTATATGAAAAGTTATCAAATGAGACAGAATAAATCTCAAAAAATTGATAAAATTGAGAATGAGCTACAAGATCTAAAATCTGAGCTAACTGAAATTAAAACTTTGCTGTTAAAATTAAATGAACGATCTACCACTTAACAAACAATTTACTCTTCAAAAAATTTATAATGATATAGATACGTTGAATGAAGAGGGTGCCAAGCACATTGCAAAAGAATTTGCAAAATTATATCATATCCAACAACAGGTAGTTATGAACTTATTAATAAAAAAATAATTTATGAGGAGGTCTCATTATAAATACTAAGGAGACCTCTCTATATAAATATTTTTTAAATGGCAGCTGTAAAAAACCTGTATGTTGATCAAGGCTCTGATTTTAATGCCCATATTACAATTTATGATGATAATAATGCTCCCTGGAATTTGAGTGGGTATACTGGTCAAGCTAAAATAAGAAAATCTTATTATAGTTCATCGTATGTAAATTTTACTGTGACATTTGCAGCATCCAGATCTAGTGGAACTATAGTTCTTGAGTTGTCATCTAGCCAAACATTATCCTTAGAACAAGGTAGATACTTATATGATGTTTTGATCACTGATGAGCATGGCAAAAAAACTAGAGTATTAGAAGGAATTGTTACCATTAATCCAGGAGTAACATGAACGTAAACGTAAGATTGCAACAAAACGCACAAGTAAAATCTACTGTTTCAAATCAACCACAGGTAATAACTGTATCAACAAATACTGCAAATAGATTGTCATCATTATCTGATATTGATACGTCTAGTTTGTTACATGGGGCACTTCTTCAATATGATAGTGGTTTAAATGCTTGGGTTGCTTCAAACATTATAGAAAGATCTGGGTTAATTATCAATTGCGGCAACTACTAACCATCACAGGAAACGGAAATGGCAACCATCATTAAAATTAAAAGATCCAGTACTACCAGTACACCTAATTTGGGGCAAGGTGAATTAGGTTATTCCTGGGGATCTAGTACATATACAGATGCACAGTCAGCTACTGTAACATCATATGGTAAGCTATTCCTAGGTACTGGAACTGAAACTGGTGGAATTGCTGCCAATATCGAAATTATTGGTGGAAAGTATTTTACGGATCTATTGGATCATGGCCATGGTACTCTAACTGCAAACTCTGCAGTTCTAGTAGATTCTGCCAAAAAAATTAATGAGTTTTACGTAGATAATATTGGGTTAGATGCAAATACAATATCATCCACTAATATAGACGGAGATATTGTACTAGATCCAAATGGAGCTGGAGAAATTCAAATTCCAGATGATACATATTTAACATTTGGAACAAGTAAAGATACTAAAATTAGATATGATGAAACAACTAATGATAGACTAGAGGTAGAAGGTGCAGATTGGAATTTTGCAAGCGGGGTTGCAGTTTCAATTTCAGACACCACTGCATCAGTTGGCACTGGATCTGGAGCTTTAATCGTTTCCGGTGGAGTAGGAATTGCAGGAGACATATATGTTGGAGGTTCACTTAATGTAGGACAGTCGTTAAATCCAACCGATTTAACAGTTAGTGGAGATTTAACTGTTCAGGGTGGAGATGTAAATTTAATATCTGGGGCAACAGATTTTAATATTATTGACAATACTGCTGCGGCATTGAACATAACTGAAGGATCAAATTCATATTTTAAAATTGATACTACAAATAATTCTGAACTAATATCTATTGGAAATACTTTATCCAAGACTAATATTGAAATATTAAATAATGCTGCTAATGTATTTGCAGTAAAGCAAGCATCAAATTCATATATTAATGTAACTACTTCTGCAACTTTTGAAACTATTACTTTAGGAAATACACTAACATCAATTAATAGTATTATCAAAGATAATGCTGATAATGCTTTTGTTGTAAGTGAAGGTGCAAACGAATATGTAAAAATTAATACTACTAATAACCTTGAGCAAATAATTTTTGGAAATGCAATTTCAACAATTCAAACTAATGTAAAAGATAATTCTTCAAGTGCGTTTTCAATTAAGCAAGATACCACAAATTATGTAAATATTTCTACAACAGATAATAATGAATTAATTGATATTGGAAATGATATAACAAAAGTAAATATTTCAGTTGAAGATAATACAAGTAATGCATTTATATTAAAGCAAGATTCAAATAATTATATAAAAATAGATACTACAACTGGTGCGAAATTAATTACGTTTAGTACTGGTAATGTTGATATTGACAATGATTTAAACATTGATGGTGGAGATTTAACTACTAATCAAAGTACTTTCAATTTACTCAATACTACTGCAACTACAGTAAATTTTGCCGGTGCTGCTACAAATATACAAATCGGTGCATCAACAGGCACAACAAATATTAATAATAGTCTTGATGTTGATGGAACCCTTAATATTGATGGTGGAGATTTAACAGTTTCCACAACTACTTTTAATCTTGCAAACACAACTGCAACTACAGTCAATGCATTTGGTGCTGCACAAAATTTAAACTTAGGTAATGCATCCACTGAAGTTGACTTTGGTGATTTGAGAATTATTGGTTCTACCATTTATAGTGATAATTCAAATGCACAAACAATTACCATTGACCCATATCCAGCAGGTGGAGATTCTGGTGGTAATGTTGTTGTTCGTGGTAATTTACAAGTATCTGGAACTACCACAACTGTCAATTCAACTGTAATGACAGTTAATGATCCTATCTTTACATTAGGAGATAGCATCAGTGAAAAAACAGTAACTACAGCGGCTTCAAGTGGAGCAACTGAACTTATTCTCGATAATGTAATTGGATTGAATGTTGGAGACATTGTTTCTGGACTTGCTTCAATTGTAATTAATACTAAAATTTCTGCGATTAATCCAGGAACTAATGCAATTACATTAGATACTGCTATTACATCTGGTATTGCAGCAAGTACAAATACTTCTCCACAAATTTTAACTTTCACTCAAGGTGCTGATGATAATAAAGATCGTGGTATTGAGTTTAAGTATTATAATGGTGGCATTAAGACTGGTTTCTTTGGTTACGATGAATCTGGTGCCACTGAAGGAGCAAATACCACTTATTATTTTACATATATTCCAGACGCAACCAATACTTCACAGGTATTCTCTGGAACAGTTGGCAGTGCATACTTTAACACAACCAAGTTAGAGATTGGTGTTCAGAATGGTATTGCATTCTTTGATCAATACAAAAAAATTACTACAACTGTAGCAGCAGGAACTGCCGATGCAACCACATCCAATCAAATTCTTACTGTAAATGGATCGGGTGTTCCAGTTTGGACAACCACAATTGATGGAGGAAGTTACTGATAAATAATTAAAATAATGAGGTAATTATGACTCCAGATGAGGCAAACACTCTCATGCAAGTCATGAGTAACAAAATTAATCAATTGACTCAACAAAATATAATGTTAGAGTCTAAAGTAATGTACTTGAATTCTATAGTTCAGCAACTACAGAATTCTGATGCCCAATTAAATGATGGAGGAACTTTTGATGACACCCCACCAGTAAAACAAAATAATGGCAAAACCAAACAGCAGGGCACAACTTAAAGAATATTGCCTACGCAAATTAGGTAAACCTGTAATTGAAATTAATGTTGATGACGATCAAATAGAAGATCTCATCGACGACACAATTCAAATTTTTAATGAGAGAGCCTATAATGGCATGGAAAGGATGTACTTGAAGTACAAACTTACCCAAGAAGATCTTGATAATGGAAAGAAAAGAAATTTTACTACTACTAAAACTGACACCAATGATTCTGATTCATCCAGGACTTTAAGTTTTGAAGAAGGAAGAGGATATCTAACAGTTCCAGATCACGTTATTGCAGTGCAAGGCATTTTTAAAGTATCAAATGCTTTTGTTAATAACATGTTTGGTTTTAGATATCAGTTCTTTCTAAATGACTTTTATAATTTCTATTCATATGATATTATGAATTATTATATGGTGCTGACTTATCTAGAAACACTAGATTTTATGTTAGAAGGTAACAAAGATATTCGTTATAATAAAGTTCAAAATAGATTGTATATTGATCTTGATTGGGGTATGCAATCTAAAGATGATTTTATTGTTATTGATTGTTATAGAGCATTAGATCCAAATGAGTTCAATAAACTTTATAATGAAATTTGGGTCAAAAAATATTTAACTTCACTTATCAAAAAGCAGTGGGGTCAAAATTTATCTAAATTTGAAGGTATTCAGATGCCAGGTGGGGTAACTTTCAATGGTCGTCAATTATATGATGATGCATCTGGAGAGTTGGATAAGCTATATGAAGAACTTCTAAGTACATATGAACTGCCACCACTTGATATGGTAGGATAATGAAAAACGTTTACTTTTCCCATGGAACATCATCAGAACAAAGATTGTATGAAGATTTAATTATAGAATCTTTGAAAATTTATGGTTTTGATGTTTATTATTTGCCAAGAGAATTTTCAGATGATGACAGATTATTCAGAGAAGATCCTCTTGCATTATTTGATGAAAACTACATGATAGAAATGTATGTTTCTAACTACGAAGGATTTACCGGGGAAGGAACGTTATTAACTAAATTTGGAGTACGTATTGCAGAAGAGGCAACATTTATAATTTCAAAGAGAAGATGGGAAGATCTAATCTCCTCATCAAACAATTTACTCACCAACGAAAGACCTAATGAAGGTGATGTAATTTATTTCCCTCTAACAAATCAACTATTTCAAATTAAATTTGTAGAGCACAACAAACCATTTCGACAATTAGGACAGATTGCGACATATCAACTAGTTTGTGAAGTAATGGAGGATTCCAGTGAAAGATTTGAAACTGGGGTAGAAGAAATAGATAAAATTAGAAGAGAGGAAGGATATTCTATTACATTTAAACTTACAGAAGGAATTAAGCAAATTAATGTTCTCAATGGAGGCACCGGATATACTGCATCTGGAACTACTGTAACTTTTGGTATTGTAAGTGGAGCATCTGGTGCTCAAGCTGCTGCTACAGTTTCTGCAGGAGTAATTACAGGAATTAAAATTATTCAACCTGGATCTGGATATAATTCTGTTCCTGCAGTAATTATCGGTGGTGCTGGAAATGGAGCATCTGCACAGGCCGTATTGGCACCAAAAGGCATCTATAAATTTGAAGAATTAGTTACTGGTTCTATTAGTGGCGCTACTGGAAAAGTTATAAGATATGATGTAACTAATAAAGAGCTTGAGCTTATAGATATAGTAGGAAAGTTTAAAGACGGAGAAACTTTAATCGGAGGAACTAGTAATGCAGAGTGGGTAATCAGTACCTTTAGCTCTATTGAAAATGAAAATGATGACTTCAACGAAAACAAATGGTTTGAAGATGAAGGTGACCAAATTATCGACTGGTCCGAAAGAAATCCATTCGGTGAATATTCAAATATGGGAGAATTTTAATGTTAGGCACACATTTTTATAACGAATCAATTCGTAAAACAATTATTGGATTTGGCACTCTATTTAATAATATAGAACTCAGAAGAAAAGACAAAGATGGAGTTGTTAAGCAATCCATTAAAGTTCCTTTTGCTTATGGCCCAGTTGAAAAGTTTTTAGCAAGGATTGAAGCAGATCCAGATTTAGATAAAAGAAGACCAACTCAAATTCAGTTGCCCAGAATTGCATTTGAGTTAAAGGGAATTACATATGATCCCGCAAGAAAGTTAGGACCAACTCAGGTATGCAGAACTCCAAAAAATGGAGAAACTGGTATATCATATTCACATTATATGCCAGTTCCATATAATTTAGATTTTGAGCTTGCTATCATTAGCAAAAATAACGATGATGCTGTTCAAATTTTAGAACAAATTTTACCTTTCTTTCAACCATATTTTTCAATTACGATCAATATGGTTTCAGAAACAGATGAGAAAAAAGATATTCCAATTTTACTAAATGGTGTAACTATCCAAGATGATTATGAAGGAGATTTTGCCACCAGAAGAACTATTATTTACACTTTAACATTTACTGCAAAATCATATATTTATGGACCAGTTACAACTTCAGATGTAATCAAGAAGGTCAATATTGATATTGGCACTGCAATTAACGCCAACAGATATGTGACATATAGTGTAACTCCAAAAGCATTAGAAGATAATAATAACGATGGAGTTATTAATACTCTAGATGATGCTTTAGTAGAAGCAGATGATGATTTTGGATTTAATGAACTTTGGACTGAATAATCATGTCAACATTCGATAAATTAGATGACGCTTTTAATATTGTCCCTCAAGATACAGTTTCCGAAACAGAAATTGTAAAACTTGAAGATGATATAAAAGATATTGAAAAAGATTATGAATATAGTAGAGAACAATTATATAATTTAATTGGAAAGGGTCAGGAAGCGATTGATGGCATCATGGATGTAGCTAGAAATAGTGATCACCCAAGGGCATATGAAGTTGCATTCCAGGGCATTAAAAATATTGCTGATATGACCGATAAATTAATTGATTTGCAAAAAAAGATGAAAACTATGGATGAAGATTCATCTACAAGAAAAGGTCCATCCACTGTAAATAATACTATGTTTATTGGAAGCACTGCAGAACTTCAAAAGTTTCTAAAGCAATCAAAAATAAATAATACAGAAGAAATTTAGGAGTATCTTAATGTCTGTTTTAAAAGTTGTACAAAATATTGCAGCTGTATCATGTACTGGAGGAAATGCAGCTCAATCTTCTGCAGTTATTGTAAGAAGTGGAATTTATCGCTTTACTGCTGATGCATCTGATGCTATTCATGTGGCTTGGGGTGGAAATCCAACTGCTGTAGACGGAAATGATTTCCACATTCCAAAAGAACAGTCAGAACTAGTTAAGTGTGCCACTCCAAAAAAAGTACAAATTATCTCTATTGATAAAGGTGTCACAAATACTGTATTGAATCTAAACTTGGGTGGTGGTAGACCAGGACATCCATTTATTGTTGGAGATTACGTAACATTAACTGGGTCTTCTGTTGCAGCTTATAATACTGGAATTGCTCATCTAGAGGTTACGGCTGTAACTGATACTAGCATTACAGTAGCATTAAATTCATCTGCATATGCAAATTTTACTGGAACTGCAACTCTAAATAATTCAATTAAATTCTCAGTAAAACCAGATGGCAATGGTGCTGCAGTTGGTCACATTACTGAAGTTCAAATAGTAGGTGGATAATGGCTAAACTGAGAGTTCCTACAGAAAAGGAAATCGCCAAAAAACATGGCGTTTCTGTTGATTATGTCATTAGACAAGCAGAAGTCGGTTCTACTGTAGAAAGAGAGCACGTAACAACTCACCAAGAGGCTTATGGAATTGCTCTCCAGCATATTGCTGAGTTTCCAGATTACTACAAGCATTTACTAAAAATGGAAAAGAAATTAAAGGGAGAATGGAAAAACGGCAAAAAAGCTGTTAAAGAAGAAAAAGAGGAAGTTAGATATTGCCATATATGTGAAAAACCAGAAAAGAAATCAGAATGTTCATATGGTCCTAGTGCATGGGAAATGAATACCAGTCTTTTGAACATGCAAGAAGATCATAAAGAAATTGCTTCTGGCAAAATCAAAGATCACGAAGGTTACATGGCAAACCTTGAAATGGATCAAATGGAAAGATCCATTGAAATGCTTCGTAAAATTATTCGTAAATCAAATCAACAGCTTCCTGCATGGGTCCAATCAAAAATTACACGAGCTGCAGATTTTATTGATACCGCAGCAGAATATCTGTCATCTGATGCAAAAATTAGTGAGCAGAAATCTTTCTCTCAGTTTATGAATGAGGCAGATAATGTAAGTTTTCAAATTGGTTCTGGACATAGTGCTGCTAGAAGACAAGCAAAGATTAGAAATCTTGCAGATAGAACAACAAGTGCAGGAGAAGAATCTGCTGCTAAATCTAAATTAAAAGGACCAGATTACAAAAAACCAAAACCACAAAAAAATGTGTATATTCCAAGAAGCGGCACACAATTAAATACTGAGGGGGCTGCTTGGACAAAAAAGTCTGGTAAGAGTCCTAGTGGAGGACTCAACGAAAAGGGAAGACGTTCATATGAACGTGAAAATCCTGGATCTGATTTAAAACCACCTCAACCAGAAGGAGGACCACGGAAAAAATCATTCTGTGCAAGAATGGGAGGCAATCCTGGACCAATGAAAGACGAAAAGGGCAGACCAACAAGAAAAGCATTAGCTCTGCGTAAATGGAAATGTTAATTTAAATAAAATATTATGAGTGAAAGATCTAGTTATAAAGGTAATCCTAACCTCAAACCTTCTAACGTACAAATACAATTTACTTCTGAACAGTTAGAAGAGTATTTGACATGTCAAGAAGATCCAATTTATTTTGCAAAAAAATACATCAAAATTGTTTCTCTTGATGAAGGTCTAGTCCCATTTAAAATGTGGGACTTCCAAGAAAAATTGATTGACAATTTCCATAAACATAGATTTAATATCGCAAAGCTTCCAAGACAGACTGGAAAATCAACTACGGTTGTTTCCTACCTGTTACATTATGCTTTGTTCAACCCCAACGTAAAAATCGCAATTCTTGCAAACAAAGCAGAGACCTCAAGAGAACTTCTATCCAGATTGCAGTTATCATACGAAAACTTACCTAAATGGTTACAGCAGGGCGTGGGTTCTTGGAACCGTGGATCACTGGAGCTAGAGAACGGATCCAAGATTATTGCTGCTTCTACTTCATCATCTGCTGTCCGAGGAAACTCATTCAACATCATCTTCCTGGACGAATTTGCGTTCATTCCGAACCACATTGCAGAACAGTTCTTTAGTTCTGTATACCCTACTATTTCATCTGGTAAAACTACTAAAGTAATTATCATTTCTACTCCAAATGGAATGAACATGTTCTATAAGTTCTGGCACGATGCAGAACGAGGAAAGAACAGTTACACACCATTGGAAGTTAATTGGTGGGATGTTCCAGGAAGAGACCAGAAGTGGAAAGAAGAAACTATTGCAAACACTTCTCAACGACAGTTTGAGCAAGAATTTGAATGTACCTTCCTAGGATCTGTTGATACTTTAATCAATCCAAATAAACTTCGTGCAATGGTTTATGAGGATCCACTGAAGCGAAGTGGTGGATTGGATGTATATGAAGACCCAATAGATGGTCATGATTATGTAATGACCGTTGACGTTGCCAGGGGAGTTGGAAATGATTACTCTGCCTTCGTGGTAATGGATGTCACTACAATCCCTTATAAAATGGTAGCAAAATACAAGAATAATGAGATAAAACCTATCCTCTTCCCCAATATCATAGATACAGTCGGCAAAAACTACAATAATGCCAATGTATTGGTAGAAGTCAATGATATCGGTGGGCAGGTAGCAGATATCCTGCAGTTTGACCTAGAGTACGATAATTTATTAATGTGTGCAATGAAAGGTCGTGCAGGGCAGATTGTTGGAACTGGATTTTCTAATAAAGCACAACTTGGGGTTAAGATGACCAAAGCAGTTAAGAAGTATGGATGTGCTAACCTAAAAGCAATGATTGAAGATGATAAACTTTTAGTTCCAGATTATGACATTATTAGTGAGTTAACTACATTTATTCAAAAAAGTGACAGCTTCTCTGCTGAAGAAGGTTGTAATGATGACTTAGCTATGTGTCTCGTAATTTTCTCTTGGTTATCAACTCAACCTTATTTTAGGGAGCTTACTTCAAATGATGTTAGGAAAAGAATTTTTGAAGATCAAAGAGAGGCTATTGAGCAGGATATGGCTCCATTTGGTTTTATATTGGATGGCTTGACTGATACTGAAACTACATTTGTAGATACTAAAGGAGATTATTGGACTGCTGCTACGGATGATAAGTGGAATGTTGATGAATATGGTGATATGGCTTATATGTGGGAATATAAGTAGTTCAAAATATAAAGATAAATAAATAGTTTTGAGAAAAAAAATCTCATAGAGGTAATAAACATGGCGTTTGCTTCACCTGGAGTATCTATTAAGGAAATTGATTTAACTCCTACAATTAATGTATCCGATCAAAATGTTGCTGCAATTGTAATTGCAGCAGAAACTGGTCCTGTAGATACAGTAACTTACATCACTAGTGAAAAGGAATTAGTAGACACATTTGGCAAACCAAATGATAACAATTATGAGTCTTGGTTTGCTGCATTAACCATTATTCAATATGGTGGAATTGCTGCAGTAGTAAGACCAACAAGTTCAAATATTGTACTCAATTCATCATCAGATGCTGGGGCAACTAACTTTATCATCAAGAGTAAGTTTGATTTTGATAACTATAGTGGAACTGCTTTTAAATTTGCAGGAAGAAGTGCAGGTTCACTTTTTAATTCAATTAAAGTTGTTGCAGTAGATCATGGTGCAGACCAGATCATCACTTATACTGGTACAGATCCAACTATAGCTGCTGGAGATGCTATCAGAATTCTAAATGGTGGCACATTAATTGGTACTGGTTGGATTTATAAAGTAGATACTACCGCAAATACAATTCATATCATCTTAAATAATAGCACACAAAGAATTCCTACAACTGGAAATTCAACTTACAGCATCACTGATAATGCTGGGACTCCAGTAGTACTAGTTGCTGCAGGAGAAATTAGTTCAGTAAATAACACATACTACGATACTTTAGAGTATGCATCTGGACTAAAGTGGAGAGATGTTGCTCCTCAGCCAGGAACTTCATCATCAGTAGCTACAAAAGGTGGCAAGTTTGATGAGATGCACATCTTAGTTTTAGACGAAGATGGTATTGTTACTGGAACTCCAAATACAATTCTTGAAAAGTATCTATTTGTTTCAAAAGCAAAGGATGCAAGCACTCTAGATGGTTCATTAGTATATTTCCACACTGCAATTGCAGAAAGATCTAATTATGTATTCCCAGGATATTCAACTGGTATTGATTTCATCTCGACTAATAAAATTACACTAGAGGGTGCAACCAACACAACTATTGGAGAAACTAATAGTTCAAACAAAGTATTCTCACCAATTTCCAATTCAAATTCCCCAGTTATTGGATTTAGCTTAACTGGTGGAACAGATTATAATTTCAGTGGTGATGCAGTTGATGTAACAACTGCAATAGACAATGGATATGAACTATTCAGAGATTCTGAAAGTTTCAATGATATTGATTTCTTACTCCCTGGAGCTATAAGTTCAGATAGAGCAGCTAAGCTTATTGATATTGCAGAATCAAGAAGAGATTGTGTAGCTGCAATTTCTCCAAGAAGATCAGATGTAATTAATAGTTCTACCAGTGCTGTTAAAACTGAAAATATTGTAGATTTCTTTAGTGGAATCGCAAGTAGTTCATTTGCAATATTTGACTCTGGTTATAAGTACATTTATGATAAGTTCAACGATACTTATCGTTATGTCCCATGTGCAGCAGATGTTGCCGGTCTTTGCATCAATACCACTATTAATTCTGAGACTTGGTTCTCTCCTGCAGGATATAATAGAGGAAATCTGAGAAATGCAACTAAGCTTGCATATTCACCAAAGCAATCAGAAAGAGATAGACTTTACACTAATAGAATCAATCCTATTGTTTCATTCCCTGGACAAGGTATTGTTTTATTTGGTGATAAGACTGCACTATCTTCTCCTAGTGCATTCAACAGAATTAATGTTCGTAGACTATTCATCGAACTTGAAAAAAATGTTGCAAGATTCTCTAAATTCCAGTTGTTTGAAGTAAATGATGAGGTAACTAGAAGTTCCTTCAAATCTGCCGTTGAACCTTATTTAAGAGGTGTTCAAGGAAGAAGAGGTATCTATGATTTCCTTGTGGTGTGTGATGAAACCAATAATACTCCAGATGTCATTGACAGAAATGAATTTAATGCTGAAATTTATGTGAAGCCTGCAAGAAGCATCAACTTCATCACAATTACTTTTGTTGCTACGAGAACTGGCATTTCCTTTGGCGAACTAACTCAGTAATCATTTTTCGCAAACCATCTAGGAGAACACAATGGCTAAGAGTATTTCAGATTTCAAATCATATTTAAAGAAAGGTGGGGCAAGACCTAATCTATTTCTAGTTAGATTAAATTTCCCACCTCAGCTAAATCAAATTGGGGATGTTGGCGGTCCAGCATCAACCTCATCACCAAATTTAACCACTCAAGCTGAATTTCTTGTAAAAACTGCTCAAATCCCAGCATCAAACATTGGAACTATTGAAGTTCCTTTCCGTGGAAGAATGCTTAAAGTTGCTGGAGATAGAACTTTTGAACCATGGTCAGTTACCATAGTAAATGATGGTAATTTTGAAATTCGTAAAGCGTTTGAAACATGGTCAAGAGGAATCAATGCCTTAACTGAAAACGTATCACAGTTAGGGTATGGTGCAGATGGTGGAGCTTCATATTGTGTGGATATGACAGTATTCCAACTCAGCAGAGATGGGCAGACACCTTCCAGGGGTCCAGACTCAACTAATGGTGGAACAGATGGCATGGAAACAATCCGTGCATATAAATTCTATGATGCATGGCCTTCTGCAATTTCATCTATTGATTTATCATTTGAAGCGAATGATCAGATTGAAGAATTCACTGTAGAGTTCCAATATAACTTCTTTGAAGTAACCAAGGACAGAGTTTGATAATAAATACATAAAAGAGTTATAGGATTATTATGACGCAACTATTTGGTTTCTCTATTGAAGACAGAAAGAAGAAACCAGCAAAGGCGTTTTCACCAGCGCCTCCTAATGATGATGATGGCACCTCGGTAGTCGCCGCAGGTGCCTATTTTGGTCAGTATCTAGATCTAGATGGCGTTGGCCAACATAATAATGAATTTGAGCTGGTTAGAAAATATAGAGAAATTGCATTACATCCAGAGATTGATAGTGCTATTGATGATATTATCAATGAAGCTATTAGTAGTGATTTGGATTATGCTCCAGTATCTGTAGAGCTTTCTACTCTTCAAGCAAGTGATAAAATTAAAAAATCAATTAAAGAAGAATTTGCTAATATTTTACGTCTTTTAAATTTTGATAAAAAATGCCATAATATTTTTCGCCGCTGGTATATTGATGGCAGATTATATTACCATAAAATTATTGACTTTGATAAACCAAAAGAAGGTATCAAAGAACTTAGATATATTGACTCTCTAAAAATCAAAAGAGTCCGAGAAATTAAACGACAGAAAAACGTAGACTCTCTCACTACAATGGAGGGTCAAAAGTATGATTATGGTGAGTTTATTGAATACTACATTTATTTTCCAAGAGGTTACAAAGGTTCTGATGCAAATGGCATCAAAATTTCTAATGATGCTGTAACTTATGTTCCTTCTGGACTATTTGATCATAACAGAAACATGGTCTTGAGTTATCTATACAAGGCTATTAAATCTGTCAATCAACTCCGAATGATTGAAGACTCACTTGTAATTTACAGACTTTCAAGAGCACCAGAACGTCGTATTTTTTATATCGACGTAGGTAATCTACCTAAAGTGAAGGCAGAACAATATCTACGTGAAGTTATGGGTAGATATAGAAATAAAGTTGTATATGATTCTGCAACTGGTGAAATCAGAGATGACAGAAAGCATATGAGTATGCTTGAAGACTTCTGGCTACCTCGCCGTGAAGGTGGTCGAGGTACAGAAATTACTACGCTTCCTGGCGGACAGAACTTAGGAGAACTAGAGGACGTTAAGTATTTCCAGAAGAAACTTTACAAATCTCTTAATATTCCTCTTTCAAGACTAGAGCAAGAATCTTCATTCACCATCGGAAGAACTAACGAAATCACTAGAGACGAACTTAAATTTGCTAAATTTGTTGGTAGACTTCGTAAGCGTTTTAGTGATTTATTCCATGATCTTCTCAGAACTCAGTTAATTCTAAAAGGAATTATTACTGCAGATGATTGGGAAGAAATGAAAGAATATATTCAATACGATTATATTTTTGATAATCATTTCAATGAATTAAAAGAATCTGAAATCTTGAATGATAGACTTAATATTGTAAATCAAGTTGAACCATATTTAGGTAAATATTTCTCAGTAGAATATGTTCGTAGACAAATTCTAAAACAAACTGATGATGAAATTGAAGAGATTGATATGCAAATTGAAAAAGAGAAAGAAATTGGAATTATCCAAGATCCAAATCAAATGATGATGGATCAGCAGGGTATGTTGCCCCCAGGTCAAGATCAACAGGTACAACCTGATGTAGCTGCATCTGGAGAAGCTGGCCCAGCAGGAGGCGGAATTAACAGTCAATTTAAAGACTTTATCGCTCCATCTGATTATGGGAAAGGTAAATTTTAATAAATAGTTATTGTAATTTTCATATATTATTGAGGTTTTTATGTCTTTGTCACAAGAAATTGTTGATAGCATTATTGCTAGAAACAATATTAATGCAAATGAAAAAATTTATGATACTCTGTTTGGTCTTGCCTCAGAAAAGATCGGAATGAGAAAAGTTGAACTTGCTCAGAATATGTTTGCAACAGGAAACTATGAAGATGAGGATGATTATTA